GGAAGTACTCAGAAAACATTTCTTCAGTAATGTTAACGTCAGCTTCAAAGCCGGATTCATCTGCTGTTGTGTCTGCAAAAATATCTTCTGCGGGTTGAGCGCCAGCCTCTCCGCTTTGTTCTCGTTGCTCTTCTAGCTCAGAAACGTAATCACGTATTTGAACTTGAACATCACCAAGAATGTCAGTGGTATCAGGGGTCTGCCAAGCGGCGTCTTCATTTTCTTCTGTAAAGTTATCTATATTTTCTTGAATGTCCCTGTACTGGTTATATGCTTCAGTTGCATCACCAACTAAATTTACAATTGACCCGCTTTGGTTGACAAGATCAGCAGACTCTAATGCTCCAGTTAAAAGATCTATCTGTTGTTGAGCGGCTTGATAAGCATTACCTCCGGGCTGTACTGTAGCCTGTATATCTCGGAGACGTTTAATTTGTTCTTGAGTAGAGCCTTCAACATAGGTACCTAAAAACTCTGAAAATTCATTTGTTATGCCTGCAGTAGCCGCCGCAATTAAAGCCTTTTCTATATCAATTTCACCAGTTGCTATTCCTTGGGAAACCGCAGAGCCTAAGCCAGCACCCACTGCTGCTGAACCAGTAGCTCCTAATGCGCTAGATAAAGCACTAGAAGCCGCTCCTCCAGTTGCTACGCCAGCCGCAACAGCAAGACCAATTTTTACAAAGTCGCTAATTCCTGCGCTACTTTCATCTACAACTTTTACATACGCAGAACCGTTCCATGCAAACTTATCGCCAGAAGCACTGTATACAGTAGGGTTAACACCGTACTTTTGTAGCAATGCTTGGTTAGCTTCAGAGTTAATCCAGTTGTTGTAAGCGCCCTGCTGTGTGCTAGTTTGTTGTCTGCGTAAATTTTCTAGGTTTTGACCGGGATCGCTAGGGTCAATAGTAAGATCAGCATCACCTTCAAGGATCATCTCTTGATCTTCACTAAAACCAGTATCGGCTTCTGCCCAGTTACCTACATCGTAGTCACCAGACTGAATTAGCTGTTCACGCTCAGTCATGTAAGCAAGGTAGTTATCAAACGTACCAAATACTTCAGGCAGTCTGTTTACCTTGTCGCTTTCAAAGTAATCACGTAGCTCACTGACTGTTAACCGCTGTACTTCACCTTCTTGCCCATACAGGTAGTTCTGTGCCGCATCACCACGCTCTTTACCTTCAACAAACGTAAAGGTCATTTCTGCTGGCGTTTCTGGTGCTGGAGCAGTCTCTTTTGTTTCTGGCAAAGGCTTAGGTGGTGCACGTTCTATTTCTGTAGGTCTAACAATAGGAGCCTGCTTTGTAGGGCCACCTTTAACACTGCTTGTTGATTGGCCAGTACGCTCATCAAAGTTAGGCGTACCACCTGCATAGACCGTGTCGCCAGTCATCATGCCTTTTGTAGGTCTCAACATAATTATTTCTTCCAGTTAGCCAGACCACGTAGGCCAAACGATGCTGCAACAGCAGCGCCTAGAAAACCTTTGTACCACTCAGGCATAGCGTTAAGTGCTTCAAAGCCCGACATTACTACAGGCACCATAGAAGGAAAGAAAGCAAGAACACATGGGACTGAGAACAAGATGGTAAACCATTCGTCTTTCCATGAACTACTTGCGTTGTTAGCATGTATGTTTTCCCAGTTAGCGTCCTGCTGTATAGCTACCATTTTACGCTCATGGACAGCCTTTTTCTCTTCTGCTTTACGCTGAAGGTGTCCACCGACAAGATTAACAATAGGGCCTATCAAAGCCTGTATCATCTAGCAAACTCCAAGACAGCAATAGCCATAGTAACGATAATAGCAATAGAAGCAAAACCACCTGTCATCATCTTCTCAAGCTTATCAAAGCGTTGATTGTGTGCATCCAGTTGCATCTGAATCATTTCATAACGAATACTACACTCACGCTCATGAGCTTCTAACCGACTTATTGCTTGCTCTAGATCTGACATGACTATTCCTTACCACCCTGATGATCCACAGTTACCTGTGCATTCAGTTTACCTATCTCTACTTCTATCTTATTTAGCTGCCTGCGTAACTCGTGTATCTCTACATTGCGTTCTTCCAGAGCCATAATCTTAGCGTTCTGTATAAGATCGTCTGGTAACGCACCACGTAGACCTAGAGGCCATTCACGAACAAACGAAGAGTTTTCTAAGATGTTCATGTTCTGTATTTCTTGACCATGTTCAATAGAAATGATACGAGTGTCTAGCGTTACGTAAGCAGTAGTAGCCATAACGATGCCAACACCAAGAGCAACTAAGTTTCTTAGCGGTATAGATACTCTGGTGTCGTCATCAATCTCAGGCATTACCAAGGCATTCCTGATCCAGATACAGGATTCTTCTGCGCTTCGATGTTAGCCGTCAGTGCCGCTTCAGTAGCACTCTGGTCTACCTCTGCGTGTACCCAGCCCATAACAACTTCTTCTGTCAAACTGTTGTAAGCAACAAAGCCGTCAGCGTCAGCGTCAGGTGTAAAGCCTACAGTGCCGTAGCTAGAAGCTGTGTAAGTAACAGCGTCATCGCCAGTGCCAACAGTTTCAGATTCAGTAACACGCCAGTGTGCAACGGTTACACCGCCGTCTGCCAAGTTACGCTCAAGGTTTGCGATAGTCCATGTAGCCATTAGTTAGTCTCCAGTTGTGCCACTCTGGCACGTAGTGATTGAATTTCTTTTACAAGCATAGGTACTAGCTTTGAGTAGTCTACGCCCATCATGTCTTCTTCGGTTGTTCCCTCAGACACTGCCTCTGGTGCAACAGTCTGTAGCTCCTGAGCAACCATGCCGTACTTCTGGTGTGACCCGTCAGCCTTCCAGTCAAACGAACGTACTTGGATAGCGTCAATGTCGTCAGAAGCAGAAGGTGCGTCTGCGATGTTTTCTTTGAGGCGTTGGTCTGAAGAGGTGTTGTAGGTAGTAGCAGATCCGGATGTAGCTATTGATCCAACAGTCCCATTACCATTTTGGAAATACACTAGTGTTTTGGCTGTGGTTCCTAAATCAGCGATCTGAATATAAGCGCCACTACCACCGTCTGTTCTGAGTAATACTCCTCTATTGGTTGTTCCCATCAGAAACTTGCGAGCTTTTCCCAACCAACAAGTTGCCAGAGCTATCAAACCTAGCGGCTTCTGCGCCGTTGTCTCTTCTTATTTGCAAAGAATCATCAGCGTCATATGTTAAGAATAAAACGCCTTCAGAACGGTAGTCTGGACAACGTACTGCGCTTGACAGGTAAAGGTCTTTGAAGCGAGAGTCTGCGTAACCTAAATCAACAGACGCATCTTTGTCTCCTCCTGCGGTCGTTGCAGGGTGTATGATGTTAGAACCGCCTGCGTCATAAAATTTTAAACCGTATTGACTAGCCGCATTGAACAGAATGCCGCCACCGCCATAACCAATACTACCGACTTTAACGCCGTTCTTGCCTATCTCTACAACGTCACCATCTGTGGTATTACGGTTAGCAAAGAACGCTGTAGTAGATGTAGCAGAGACACCTGAGTAGCCGCCAGTTATGAATTGAGCGCCATCTGTGCCGACAGACGCAGAGGTTTTTCCAACCAACAAGTTGCCGCTTGAGTCGATGCGCATGCGTTCTGTGTTGTTGGTTTGAAAAATAATTGGCGTGTTGTCTCTATTATTAAGATAAATAGAGCCGCCAGTATGTTGTCCTATATCAAAACCAGTGCCACCGTAAGATGTGGATGTTGTTCTTAGGTATGAAAAACCTGTTCCGCTAATGTGCAACTTCTGTGCTGGACTGCTAGTACCAATACCGACGTTGCCTACTGAGTCGATACGCATGGCTTCAGCGCCGCCATTACCAAAGAGCATATCTGTAGAGCGATAGTTAAATAACTCTACGTTGTTTCCAGATCCGGGTTCAAATACAACACCGCCGTCAATCTGTAAGTTAGCAGTGGTAGCTGTTAAGTAGCTAAAGCGGTCTGTGTTTGTCCCTATTTTGACATTGCCGCTAGAGTCGATGCGCATGCGTTCTGCGTCATTGGTTCTAAATGACATAAAACGGTTGCCAAGAGCGCTCATTACAAAGCCTGAGGTGTCGGCGTACATTTGCGCAAATGCAGATCCAGTTGAGTTAAAATTAATACCGCCTCCAGTAGATCCGCCTACCGTCAGCGCACCGTAGCCAGCGGCAATAGATTGAGGGCTACTAGTGCCAATACCGACGCTTCCTGATGAGTCGATGCGGAGGCGTTCTGAAGTAGTACCATTAGTGTAAAAAAGTACTGGGTCTGCTCCTTCTGTTCCTATGGCAAGTCCACTAGTAGCTTCCTGTGCAGATACAAAACTTCTGTTATCTAGTAGATCACTTCTGCCAGAGCCACCTGTTCCAAATATTGTTCCATTGCCACTGTCGTTTTCAGCTTCAAACCCCGCAAAGCTTGTAGTTGTTCCACCTGATATTCTTGCTCTTTCACCAGAAATATCTAAAGGGAAAGACGGGTTAGATTTACCAATACCCAAAGACTCCGCAGACGCATCCCAGAACAACTTCGCAGTCGTGCCAGTGTCTTCGTAGAAGCTAATGTCGCCTGTATTTCTGTCTATAGTTAATCGAGTAGTATCAACACTATAGCCAACACCAATTTTAAATATATTATTAGCACCGTCATATCTAATAGACGCACCATTAGCGGGACTTGCTGTTGTTCCCTCATGCAATAATATTTTTGAATCGGCGGCTCCTGAATTTGTGTTTACATTTAAAGTAGCGCCTGATGAGTTTTCAATAACTGCACCATCAGCAGTCACAGTACCCGTTACGTCAATGCCTGTGGAGGTTACTTTAGCCTTCTCGCTGTTCTGAATTGAAAAACGTAAGAATGGACTTCCGCTGTTGTAATAGCCTTGTACAAAAGCATAGTCATTGTCTGTCGCTGAACCGAACGCCAAAGTTGCATTGCTTGCGTCAGGTGAGTGAAGTGTCAGACCAGTAGAGCTGGCACCAGAAACGACTACCTCGTCAGCAACATTTGTTCCGGTTCCGGTTCCAGTACCAAAATGTGCTGTGTCTGCCTCTACTTCACCCGTTACGTCGATGCCTGTGGAGGTGATAGCTCCAGTAGTAACACTAGTAGGATTAGTACCTACTTCAATAACAGTGCCGCCTGAGTCTTCTGTGTACAGACGCTTGTTGGTCAAGTCTAATGCGGGTTCACCTTGAGCAAGATCCCCAGCCGTTGGTGCGCCAGAACCATTCTTAAGTTTAATCGTGGTCATTAATAAGTTCCCCCGTCAATCGTTGACAGTGTAGTTGCAATGGATGTTGTGCCAGAGCCAGTGATAGCTCCGGTTAGAGTAATGGTTTCGTTACCAGTTATGTAACCAGCAGCACTGTGGTCGCCCCAGCCATAAGCAGTGTCCCACTGTCCTACCTTAGTGTCAGTGATGACATTAGTACCCATGTCAATGGTGTTGCCATTAGCGTCCAGTGTTCCACCTAGTTGCGGTGTAGAGTCGTTAACAAGGTTAGGATTAATTGAGTCCCAGTTAGTACCGTCATAAATCCTAGTGCTGTTGTCAGTAGTATTAAAGTACCAATCACCTACTGTTACGGGATCACCGTTTAAATCAACAGTAGGGTTAGAAGACAATGCACCTAAGTACAAACCATCAATAGCTTCCTGAGCAGCCTCAGCAGCCGTCTGAGCAGCCTCTGCAGCCGTTTGTGCAGTTTGTGCTGTAGTAGCACTGGTAGCTGCGTTTGTGGCTGAGGTGGACGCTGAGGAGGCGCTAGAGGCAGCGTTGGTTTCACTGGTTGACGCATTTGTTGCGCTAGTTGACGCAGCAGTTGCTTGAGTCGTAGCAGTCGTAGCAGACCCAGCAGCAGAGGTTGCAGAGGTAGCTGCAGAGGTAGCAGAGGTAGACGCATTAGTCTCACTAGTTGCTGCGTTAGTAGCGCTGGTTGCTGCATTGGTTGCGCTAGTCGCTGCGTTAGTCTCTGACGTTGCTGCATTGGTTGCTGACGTTGAAGCGTTAGACTCTGATGTTGCTGCGTTAGTTGCTGACGTTGCCGCTGCAGTAGCCTGAGTCGTAGCTGTTGTAGGCTTGAGTTGTAGCCGTAGTAGCCGAAGACGCTGCAGACGTAGCACTAGAAGCCGCTGCAGTAGCACTAGCAGAAGCGTTTGACTCCGCAGTCTCTGCATTAGTTTCTGCAGTCTCAGCATTAGTCTCTGCTAGTTCTGCGGCTGCTTGAGCAGTCTCTGCTGCAGTCTGCGCTGCTTGTGATGCTGTCTTAGCTGTCTCTGAAGCTGTTTGTGCAGTTTGTGCATTAGACGCTGCAGTTGATGCAGTAGACGCATCAGCCGCTACAGACGCTTCAGAGCCTGCTGCGTTACTTGCTGAAGTTGCTGCCGCTGCTGCAGAAGCACTTGCTTCGTTTGCTTTAGTAGTGGCAGTCTGTGCGCTGGTGGCTACTTCTGAGGCGTAAGCATCTGTGCTTGCATCACCAGAACCGCCTGTTCCACGGAATATAGGCATTAACTACTCCTACTAAAGAAAAGGAAAAGGGGCCATTGCTGACCCCCTAATGGTCTTACTCGTCGCAAACTGCGAGGATGAATCCTGCTTCTGGACGGTATACTTCAACACCGTACAGAGTGTCTGCAGTGTACAGAGTAGAGAGGTACTCTTGCTTGTACTGAGTCTGTGAACGTACAGCCATCTGCTCTGCCATAACGAGAGCGTCAGCGTGGAAGAACAAACAACCACGAACGTCAGAAGTAGAAGCAGTGTTTTGAGCGGCTGCTTCGATTACTGGAGCGTTGCTTGAGACGTAAATGTCTACACCGTAAAGGTTACCAATAAGACCTGACTCAACACCACGTCCACCGACAAAGTCAGAAGACACGTAACGGTCAATTCCCATCAGTGACTTACGTACTGCAGGTGGTACTACAACACAACGACCTTCCATAGGTACGTCAGCGTCGTCCATCAGCTTGATAGCTTCACGGAAACCAAGATCAGTGAAGTTGTCACCTGAAGTTACAGTGTCAGCAGCGTACGTAGCTAGGCCAGAAGTACCATCGAAGTAGTAGCTGTTGCTGTTAACCCAGTTAGCACCAGTGTTAGCTGGAGTCTGAGTACGAGTACCATCACCAAAACCAGTAGCAGCATTGATAAGATCAGTGTCTACCTTAAGAGCAAGCTGGTAGCCAGCATCTTCAGTGTAGAACTGACGTAGGCTGTTGAGAGCCTGTACTTCTACAATGTCTTCGATCAGACGTGAGTACTCGAAGTGACGGTCAACAGTGACAGTCAACTCTGACTCAAGGTTTGCTTGGATTGTTACTGCTGTGGACTCACCCTTAGCAGAAGCTGCACCACGAGTAGGCTTAGGGATGTGGATTACATCACCTTTCTTGCCAGCCATTTGAATGCGCTTGACAAGAGGAGCCATCTTTAGGTTCTTTTGATATGCAGCAATTACCTCATCACTCCAAATTTCTGGAATGAAAGTACCTGCTGCTGTTTTATCTACCACAGCGTTTGCTGTGAAGTAAGTTCCGGAAGTTTCGCCAGCCATGATTAATCTCCTTTAGATTACTTGACCCGACCCTCCGCGTAAGCTGTCAATATCTCATTTGACAATGCTTGATAACGCTCAGGGTCTGTTTTCATTAGTTTAATAATGTCGGACCTGCGATATACTTTCTTACGTGAACCCTCACCAGTGCCTCGTGCGTTACCTGTATTAGCTGCTTTAAGTGTTTGCTTACGTGCCTGTTTTTCAACTTGGGCAGTTTGCTGTGCAACTACTTTACGTTCTTTCCAGAGTGTAAATAGTTCATCAGCAGAGTCAGCGTCGTACTGTTGGTCAGCCGCTACAAATAACTGAGTCCTAATCTTAGATGCCTTAATCCATTCAGCAAACTTAGGATCACCAAGGATCGTCTGCATGTCTGGATGTTTAGCCTGAAGCGTTGCAAGTGACGACTGCTTTTTGTACTGCTCAGTGTATTGCTCTGCTTCTCTAATCTTAGGGTGATTCTCAATAGCACGATTGACGGCTGCTTGAGGATCTGTAAAATAGTCAATATCATCTTCAGGCTCAACGTGTTGCTGTTGAGGTGCTACTGGTGTTTGAGTACTGATGTAGTCATCCACCACTTTACGAAGTTCGCCTACTTCAGAAGACTGACGACCTAAAAGCTTTTCAGCTTCTTGGTGCATCTGTACTACTTCTTCTAAAGATTTACCTTGGTACTTATCTGGTAAACTTGATTCTTCTGGCTGAGGTTGCTCAACTTCTACTTCTTGTTGAATCTCGTTAACTTCGTTTTGCTCGATTTGATCAGCGTTTCCTTCTTCAGGGGCTTGATCTATAATCGTTGCTCTTGACATAATTAAACTCCGTGATCGTTATCATTATGGAGATGTTTATTTATTACCTGCTTTTTCGTGTTCCCTAACCCATTTCATATGCGCTCCGGGGAATGAACCATCGGAACCATTAAGGTGGAAAGACGGGGCAGATACCATTTTTGCAGCGTTGGCACCGCAACCGCACCTACTGGTTGTAGTACCATCCTTTACAAATTCTTCAAAGACGTGTCCGTTAGTACAACGAAAGTCATATACTTTATACATTTACAGGTTCTTCAGCCTCTGCTTCTGCTTGATCACGAGCAGCTTCAATAGTACCTTGTAAATTAATAACAGTTGCAAAAGCAGCTACTTGACCTTTACGGAAGTATAAATCTTCCTGATCTTTAACTGTTTGAATATCTGCTAACTGTGTTGCGTTGTTAGAAAGTTCACTAACGAGTTGTTTGAAACCTTCATGATTAAACAATTCATTGTAATTGTTAAAGTATGTTTCAAGCTCGGGTGTCATAGTTTCCTCTAAAGTTTACTGTATAGTTATATTATACCATACATTTTGTTATATGTCAAGCTTTTTTTGTAGTCTTTCGTCTACGTCCTGACGCTGTTACTGCATGTTTAATTTTAGCGGGTCCTGTCTTACGTTTTGCTGATGACTTTTTTTCTGCTGCGGTCATCTTAGCTGCAACGGCTTTAGGTCTACAAGAAGGGTAAGGACGTTTACTCTTGGTAGCTGACTTACGACCGCAAGACTTACCCGTTTTAACGTCCACCCAATCTTCTTTAAACCATTTAGTAAGACCACCTTTGGTTTTACTCATAGGTTCCACCACGTTTTTTATACTCTTTAGTCAACCAACCTGAAGCATAAGCACTAGGCCAAACCTTGTACTTCTTTTTAGCCTCTGCTTTGACTCGTGAGTAAAGAGCTTTGTTTTTAGGTTTAGGACTACTTTTTGCCTTTGCCATAACTAACCTTCTTACCTGTTTTCTTGGCGGCTGCTTTAGCTTTCTTTTTACCTGCTGTTGTGTATGCGTACTTTTTACCGTTTACCATTGGCATAGTTAACTCCTTACTTGATAGTAGTCTTCAATTGTACAACGGACTTGCCGCCCTTGGTGCTTCACATATATTGGTGCGCCTACTCTAAGCCACCGTAGTGATACTTGAGTTACGTCTTCAGATACTGCACAGTCCGGGACTACTACGTACTGCTGATCTGCTTTCTCAACGAGAATCTTGGTGTTAGCTGATGCCTGTAACGACAGCAGCATTACCGCTACTAATAACTTTCGCATTGTGTTCTCCTAACGTCATCTCGACGTGCAATAGCCTCACGGCTGTAAGTTTAGGTTTTTACCATTTAGATTTATTTGCCCAGTAAGCCGCAGACATTTTGCCTTTAGCTATGTTTTTTGCATGACGTGCTTTAAATGATTTACGTCTTGCTTTTTCTTTAGCAGTAGTAGGATTTTTACCTGCGCCGCTAACTCCTTGTTGCCCGTACCTAATAGTCTTTACTTTGTCACCTTCCTTGGCAACAACTACGTGAGACTTTTTAGGATGGTTAGGCGTCCGCTTTGGTTTGTTGTACCCGCTTACGCCCGCTCGTGCTAGTCTTGGATCCTTCTTTGCTGGCATTAGATAATTCCCCCACCTTGGCTTCCAGTTGGCTCACTTGGCCCTCTAGGTCCTGCAGGCGCTGGAACGTTCCTTGGAAGTGGTTGTTGACTTGGTCCAGCAGGTGTTGCATTTCCTTTTGCGTTATTAGCATTTGTTTTACCCTGTAGTGATTTTTCTTTGATGAGAGTATCAGCCACTTTCATACGGCGTTCAAACTCTTTATCTTCAGCGTCTCCTTCACGAAGGTTTCTAGTAATAGCATTAATTTTGTCAATCTCAAGTTCTTGCGGTACTGCTTGAGCTTCTGCCGCCAGCTTAGTAGCCCGTGCTTGTGACTCTTGAGCCTGAGCAGCCAACGCTGCAGTTTGTGACTGCTGGAACTGCATTTGTAACTGCTGTGCCTGCATCTGCATTTGCTGTGCTTGCGGGTTAGGTTGTGAAGCCTGAGTCAGTGCTGCAAGTAATTCTTCACGGTTAGACAAATTCATGTTGTCAATAACAGATTGAATCAGTGTGTTGTACAGCGGTGAGTCTTTACCCATTGTTTGCAAGAGTTGTACAAGCTGAGTAACTTCATACTCACGAGCAATAATACCCAAAGTAGAACTAGCGTTGAACTTATAGTCAGCAACAGGATAGTTCTCAGGATCAAACTGCATGTAACGGTGTGCTGCTTTCTTAACAAAAGGAATTAAAAAAGACTGCTGGAAGTTAATCAGTGTGCGCTTGTGACGTTTAATAATAGCGCCAAGAGACATACTAATGCCAGCGGCAGTACTCTCGCCATTAACTTGACCTGCAATTCCTGCTGAGTCCACTGCTCCTGTTGCCTGCTGTACCATCTGCTGCAATGCTCCGGCTTGAGCAAAAGTGATTTGATTAACCTGACCAAAGTTGAACGGTTGAAGTACTTCACGAGGGTCTCCGTTAGTTAGGATCATCTTACCGGGACGTACTTCTGGCTTTGCACCACGTGGTAGACGAGTGGCATCAATAGCCATCATTGGATGAATAGTTAAGCTTAGTGCGTCGATACGTGCGCGTAGCTCTGTGTCAAGTGCTTTCTGACTGTTGTAACCTTTTTCGCATACACCACGACCCCAAAAACGTCCGGGTACTACGTCCCAAGGAAACGCAACAACAGGACGGTCAGTCATCATGTAAGGGTTAGCTTCAGCCTTAAGAAGAATACCCCCGTTAGCAATCACTACAACGGCCTCTACGTACTTTGACTCAGGCCCTTCCTCTTCTGTCAGCTCTTCTTCATCGTCGCTTGTAGCGGCATCTAGAAGCTCTCGTGGGACAAGACCATAGTACTTAGTCAGTCGTACTTTATCATCGTTATAAATTGTTATGTCTTGATCAGGTTCCAAGTCAGTATCAGGAGCGGCAGGACCAACATATACGTCACGGTACACTCCTTGTTCTTGTAAAAGTTCTACTTGGTGTAGGCTAACAAACTCATCAATAGCAACACCCAGTGCGTCTTCAACGGACGTTGCTACAGGATCAATCAAAAAGTTCTGAGGTAATACAGGTTTAAGCTTAACAACGACACGATCAGTAATGTTTACTCCTACTGCTTGCAAGTCTCCACCCATAATAGGCTGAGTAGCAGGAGCCATCTCTTTCATTTCTTCAATGACTATTTCACCAATGCCTGTACCAAAGACTGCTGAGTTAATCAAACACTCTGCAACAGCTTTACGTACCATGCAGTTTTCAAAGTCTTCGGTAAGCTTATTACGAAGGAACTGTACGTCTTGCTTGTCAGTGTCACCCATGTTATCACTAACATCAAACCACTTACCACGACCAAACGTAGCCTCTTCTAGTTCCGCTACATTAGACTCAACTGCTTGCTGAAGTGCAGGAGAAATAATACGGGAACGCTCAGACCGACGCTCGCTGTCAGCAGGATCCCATTGACCACGCCATAGTCTATAATATTCTTCAAACTTGTTTTCATAATTACTTTCGTAGTAATCCCTCCAATCTTCACATTTAGTTATAACCCAATCCTCTAAAGCTTCTTGGATCATTAAGGGGTCTTGTTCGTAAAAGTCACTCATATTTCTGCATCTCCTGCGGAGGCTAGTATCCTGCTACTACATCTAAGATTTGATGATCTTCTATTTCGTAGTCGTAGTCATAAGCTACATTTGCTACTTGATCTATGTACGCTAAAGCATCAATTAAATCATCGTGGGTTAACGGATCAGGAAACTGAAAGAGTTGATCTAAAAATCTACTGTTCCACTCACCCTTGTTTAGCGTTATGTATCCATTTTCAAACCGTCCCTGCAACGCCCACATAACACGATCTGTTTTCTTTTTGTTGCCGTGAGTAAGTTCTTCTACTCTAAAAAACATACCGTATCGTTTTTGCATATCTATCAAAGGAGACATTACAGCTTGTTTAGCAATACCTCTTTCGATTCCAACCGACACGGGACGGTAATCTCTAACGGCCTGAAATATCTTAGCTGCTGTTTCGTCAAGTGTCCATCGACCGTGTATGATATTGTCAACATACCAACCATGCTCACTGACCTTAACCACGGCAATCGCTGTCTCGTCAAGCTTAGAACTTTTTGTCTTCTTTTTGTTAACCTCTTCAAAGCCAGCCAAGTCAACGGCAATGTAATAGTCTCCTACTTCGGGTCTGTCTTCACTGAAAGAGACCCAATCTTCTTTAAACATTTCTGACCCACGAGCTTCAAACGACGCCATAAATTCTTGACGGAACGCATAGCTCGACATACTTCTCTTCGCAATATCAATTTCTGACGGATCCAATAAAGGATTATCGTAAGATGTAAAATGCCAAGCCTTGTACGTAGGGTCATCGTCTAGCTCCGCATATTTGTATAATTCATAAAAATGGTTGCGACCCATAGGTGTTCCTATAAACATCGCACATCCCTTTTGATCCGCCAAGGCAGGTCTCAAGATTTGTTCAAATACCTCTGGCTTCATATCAGCATATTCGTCCATGACTAGAAACTTGAGGCTGACACCTCGCATTGTTTCTGGTCTGTCGGCACCTTTGAGGCTGATGGTAGCACCGTTGACAAGCTTAATTTGCAGATTATTAATATGACTGTTGCTAATAACAGGGTGTCCCAGTTCAAGCAGGGTTTGCCACATAATGTCTCTGGCTTGTCCTTGAGTAGGTGCGACGTAAAATACATGACCTTTGTCTGCCTGTAGTGCGTTAACGATTAACATCCACGCTGCTAACCTAGACTTACCTGTACGTCGCCCAGCAGCTACTATTTTAAATCTTGTTGCGTCTGCCCAAACATCTTGCTGCCAAGGCAGTAGTTCAATGTTTAGGTCAGTCAAAAGTTCAACCTTGGTGTTGCTGGTATTAGTTCAAAAGGAAACAATACTGACAAACGTAGAAGTAGCTTCTGGTGTTAGTATTAAGGTGTCTCCTTCTTTTGCAACAAGAAACTCACCGAACTGTCCACCAAACTCTAGAAAGTCACCAGCACCTACGTTTTTACCTGACAAAAAATCAATGTCTACACCGCTGTGTACCCACTTAGCACTGAGGCTTTTACTGCTACCTGTCGTATTAGAAATAAACAAGTAGGTAACAATAGCATCGTAGCCAGCAGGTACATCTAGTATTGTGTTAGCAGATCCTGCTGTTAGTGCATCGCCGTGAGAAAACTTCATATTAGTACGTCCACATTGCTGGTGTTGTGCCACGCGTATCAACGTGTACAAAGTCAGAAGCAATACCTATGCCTGTAAATCCTAGACGAATAGCCTCAGTTACAATCTTAAGGCGAAACACGGCGTTTGTTATTTTTATATCCGCCGCGATGCCCTGAGCGTGAGTGCCGGGTACGTCTTTCTTAGCCTCTATTGGATGCTCAGTCGGGTGTCGATACCCGCTGGTGATCTGGAAAGGAAAACCACACGCCTCACGTAACTCGTCCATCTTCTCTAAAAAGTCTCGCTCCATGTTATTGGTGCCAGTGACTTGACAGTTAAACTCTGAAGGATCAAAATGCTTAAGATTCATCGACTACTTCTCCTTCGATTACTGTAGGCTCAGGAATATCAACAATGTCGCCAGACGTGGCAACAGCTCCTACACCACTAATGTTAATCTGAATGGCGTTACGACCACCATCTTTAACAATATCCTTCTCAAATGCTGCAACAGGAAGGATTCTGTCCATAACAAGCTTCCATGCTGCTGCTTGATTCTTATGATCATGGTCAAGAGCTGCGTCAAAGATAGTATCAAGTACTTTTCTTGACTTTGGAGACGCTAACATCCTTGCTTTGTATTCGTTAATGACGGCAGCGTCACCCTTCGGGCGACCAACAGCGTTGCGATTACCTTTTTTTACTGTTGTAACGTCACTTTTACGCGGTCTTCCACGCTTTCGGCGAGGAGGATTATCAACATCTGACATACATACCTCTTTAAAGACTCTTTAAAGTCTCGTTACCGTGCTTATATGACATACATTTAATAATTATCATATAAAATTTATCTTACACAGCGCGGTAAAGAATCTTTAAAGACATAATATACTATTTATTGTACCATACTTTTAGGGATTTGTCAAGCATTATTTTTAACAAGACTACATTGTCCTTTAAACTGTACCAGCACGGTCCAGATTCTGAACTGCTTATGTTATTGATTTATATATTGTTTCTTGTTAGATAACTAGGGGTTATTTTAAGGTTCAATTTTGCTCTTTTTTGTATCTAGGTAGTACATACCGTAGTCGCCGCAGTCACAGCCCCTCCCCCGCCCCAGATCTTTGCAGACAAACATAAAGGTATCTTTATATATGCATATGCAGATGCCTAGATAGGTCTGCAGAGGTGAGGTGTGAGAGTCTAGGTAGGACCCCATAGCCACACCCTAGACACTGTACGCATAACCAGTATTGACACTGTATCGTCATCATGCTAGACGCGCAGACGTGATAACACTATTCATGTCGTGAATGTTTTATAAATCCGTATTGAAAAATAAAATGGCTTTGCCCTGTACATTCTCAAAACCTTTCCCTAAGCTGTACTCATCAACTAACTGATAAAGGTAATCAATTATGTATAACTTATATGAGATTTACACTGTTCACCCTGAGACTGGCGAGCGTGGTTGGGATATTGAATTTGTCATCGCGTTGGACGTTGACGATGTTGCAACGTATCCCTTCTTTGATTGCGTGATCATGAAAGAGGGCAGCTACAGCGACAAGTTCTCAGCGGCTATGTCTGGTTTTCCCATGACCGACGCGGCAATGGAGCAACACCAGACTATAAAGATTAACAAGCGTGAAATATTCTAAATTTGCAAACGGGGCCGCGTAAGCGGCTCCACAAACACAACGGAGAAACACCACATGACCAAGAACCAAATCAAAAGCATTATCAACGGCGCAATGAGCGAAATGTATCCACTGCGTCAACTTGGCAACTATGACGTACTTGAAGAGATGTTTGAATATGAGAAGCAACAACAACGCATCATGAACAACGCCGCACCTTACGGAATCAAGCCTGATCCTGTCGCGATGGTTGCAAAGTATTTTGTTGTCAAACATTTAATAGATGCGGTGGAGAATCCGCAGCACTTCCGACCGCGTGACATACTACACTGCAAAAAGTCTTACCTGTTAGCTCACGCATTGGTTGACGCATACCCTGAAAGCGTGACAGCGAAGGTTAAACAGATGTGCCGATACATTGACTTGTCAGTGCTTGACTACACCTGCGGAGAAATTATCCAGCGAGAAACAGAGGAGGCAGCATGAAAGACGTAATACAGGAATATATAGCACTGGTAGAGCGTACATTACGGACCAATGATATTTTCGCATACCAACAAATTGAGAAACTTGAGGAGCAATACCCAGATTTGGCGGACCTAGTTTATCAAAGTGCTGGTCCAATGGGTTACGACATACAAAACAACGAGGTGACAACATGAACCCAACATTACTTGACATTGCAATTCTGTTTAGCTTCGTGCCGGTATGGGCTGGCCTTTGCTGGGCTTATGAGAGCTGGACAGACCCACGAAACAGACGACGACGCAAGCGCAAGGCACGTTATAAAAAACGCATGAAAGAACTAAACAGGCAGGGGAGGTTGATGCGATGAAGATCACAACGGCTAAACGGTACTACAAATACGTGACAGACTTTGGCAACAACGGGCTTGTTATCGAGACGCGGAACCACTTGATCGACCTGTACTTCACTGGTACCTTTAGGTTATCCACGGCATACGTACCAGCGGACGAGTACAGCGGGTATTCATACATTGCATGGATAGGATGGTTACACATTGAAGTGACAGGACAGGCAACACTTGAGGCATAGATGAAAGACAAACGGAAGTACCACGGCAATGCTGCGGAGTATCACATGACGCAAGAGGAAGTAGCAAAGGCGCTTGGCTTGCACCGCATAACCGTGCAGAAGATTGAACGGGACGCATTGAAGAAACTTAAAGCAATGGGAAAGCTTCAGCGATTCGTTGATGCTAAGGAGTGAGACATGATAGGTATTAATACAACATATGTAGTTGAGTTATACGACGATGTTTGGTCGCAGGTGTTTACAACGGACGACGTAGACGAGGCGAAGTATTACGTGCAAACAAAGCGGGACAATGGTAGACGTTATCGAATTGTCAAGCACACAACGGAGGTTTTATGAAGGGTGAATGTAATCTGTTTGACGTAGAGATGCTGGTTGACATTACAGTTCAGTTCACCAACGAGGACGGTCTGATCATTTTAGACTCTGTTAAGTGGTACGGTGTTGAGCTGGTCGAGATGATTGGTCAACACGTTTACGATAAAATCGTTGAACATATTGTTGACGAAGAACTGTGAGCTGTGTTTATAATCTATACAGAAGCAGAAAAGTTTAATTTAAAAATATTATCTTATAAGGTATTTAACCTATGAGTATCTCTAAAGAACAGAAAGTAAGTGAGCTTGTTGAGCGACAGCTTGAGACGTTAACGCTCATTGAGGCTATGAACATTGCAGGTAACTTCTTCTCTGACTTGTTAGAATCAATGGACGATGAAGAAGTTGACGAGCTTTACACTGACATGGGGGCAGGCCGTTATGGCATTCACTGAGACACACCAACCGTGTTCTGATTGCGGTAGCAGTGATGCGTTATCGTACAATGACGACGGCTCTAGTTATTGTTTTAACTGTAGCAAGTACACGAAAGCCGACAAGGGTAACGTACGGGAAAACGTACGAGAGCTAGGATCTATCAGCGATAAGCCTAAGCCGTCATTCACTCAGACAGAACATCGGTTAATCACAGCGGAGTATCGTACGATTACTGACCGTCTCATTACAGGAACGACGGCGAAGAAGTACGCAGCACTCAAGCAGGGTGACGTTACAACATTCGGTTACTATAACCCTGACGATCCAACAAAGCCGATAGCTGCCAAGGTTCGTAACCCTGACAAGCGGTTCAGCATCATTGGAGATTGGAAGCAAGCAGGCTTGTATGGACAGCACTTGTTCTCTGAAGGTGGTAAGTATGTGACTATCGTTGAAGGTGAGTATGATGCGTTAGCGGCTCACCAAATGACAGGTAGTAAGTTTCCCGTTGTCAGTGTCCGTAACGGTGCAACGTCGGCGGCAAAGGACTGTCGCCTCTTTTATGATTGGCTGAACAGCTTCGAGAACATTGTTATTTGTTTCGATGCTGACGAGCCGGGACAGAAGGCAGCGAAGGAATGTGCTGATCTGTTCGGTAACAAAGCAAGGATTGTTAAGCACGTTAACGGCTACAAAGATGCGTGTGATTATCTTGTTAACAATCAGTCGGAGATGTACACCAAAGTATTCTGGTCTGCACAACCATACACACCTGAAGGTATCGTTGGTGCTGGTGAGCTACGTGACTTGATCAAGAAGCCACTGACCAAGGCCAAGGTACAGTATCCATTCGAGGGACTGAACAAACACCTGTACGGTATACGCACAGCAGAGCTGGTTACTATTTGTGCAGGCTCTGGACTAGGTAAGTCTACTCTCCTCCGTGAGATAGTCAGCTCCATCATGGCACAGTCTGAGGATAACCTTGGTCTGATGTTTCTTGAGGAGACACCTGAGCGTACCATGCGTGGTCTTGTAGGTCTTGAACTGAACAAACCTATTCACTTACCTGATTGTGAGTACGACGATCAAGACATTGACCTTGTGTACGATACGATGGACTATGAGAATCGTGTCTATCTATGGGAACACTTCGGTAGTAACGAGATAGAAAACGTACTGGGCAGGATGAGATACTTCGTCAAGGTACTAGGCGTACGTTATATCGTACTGGATCACGTCTCGATCTTGGTCTCTGACCAGAGCAACGGTGATGAGCGACGTGCCTTGGACATGATCATGACTAAGCTACGCACGTTCGTACAGGAGATGGGTATTTGCATGTTCCTTGTGAGCCACCTACGACGCCCTGAAGGGAAGCAATTGGAGGACGGTGCTGTCACTAGCCTTGGTATGTTACGTGGCTCTGCGTCGATTGCACAGCTCTCTGACGCCGTCATCGGTGCTGAACGTAACAGTCAGAGTGATGATCCCGTTGTTAGAAACACGACCGTGCTGCGTGTGTTGAAGAACCGATACACCGGTAAGACAGGCAAGGCGTGTGAGGTGTTCTACAATGAAGCAACGGGTAGATTGACACAACGTGAGGAGAAGGAAAGTGCTGTCTTATAAGCTAGGTAAGAATGAACAGAAGGTCTGTGAGTCTATCGCTCGTATGCGTTATGAGAATGCGAGAGAGAAGGGCTTCAACAACAAACTGTCTGACACTTTATTTACTAAGTCATATAAAGATGTTGATGTTGACGGTGTTGGCTCTGAGATGGCAGCAGCAAAGATGCTCAACGTGTACTACGATATTGAGACAGACTTTCAAGCTCATGAACTACCCACCCATGACTTGATATGTAACGGTAAGACTGTCGATGTTAAGACAACCAAGTACAGGACAGGCAGACTTATCATCATGCCTCACAAGAAGAACGACCAGTGTGATCTGTACCTACTAGTAGTGGGGGAGTTTCCTGAGTATACTGTAGTAGGTTATGCTACTTATGATGAGATAGTACAAGAGGAAAACTGGGGCGATCCTTTTGGTAGAGGTAAACCAGCCTACTTTTTAGATCAGTATAAGCTGACACCGGTAGAGGAACTTATTGAATGAGATGTATAGCGTGTGACGTAGAGCTAACAGACTACGAAGCAACAAGACGATTCGCTGTTAGCCAAGAGTTTGTAGATTTGTGCAACAAGTGCTTCGCTGTTAGTCTAGATGACGGTGATGTAATTGACCGTGCCGATCTACGAACACTCGCAGACATAGAGGAGATGATACACCATGAGCAAGATTGGGACTTGGATATTGGAACAGGAACAGTTGACGGAGACTTACCAGAAGTTTAACCACGACACTGAACGTAACGAACTGAATGAGAGATACGATGAATACCTGTTACTTGGACATAGAAACTACTTTGGATCACTCAACGATCTGGTGTGCCGTTACGAAGGTGAAGAACAACACCCAAGTACATACGACACCAGAGTCTTTGAAGAAGGTGTTGAACAATGCTGAAGAAATTGTGGGACATAATCTCATCGGCTTCGATGTTGGTGTGCTTGATCGTGTTTGGAACGTACGCATCCCTAGGCATCTTATTGTGGATACTCTCTACCTCTCCCGACTCTACAACCCCAGCCAAGAAGGAGGACATTCACTGCGTAATTGGGGAGCAATCCTTGGAGGAACAGGCAAGCTCGACTTTACCGACTACGACGGTGGATTAACAGAAGAGATGATCGAGTACTGTATCGCTGACGTTGAACTGACTGAGCGGGTACATAAGTGGTTATCGCTGCAGATGATGAAGGAAAAGTTTTCTCAAAAGTCTATTGATCTGGAACATCGTGTAGGCTGGATCGTGACTGAGCAGGAACGCAACGGCTTTAAGCTTGACGTACCCTTTGCAGAGAAGTTGATGATGGATCTTATGTTTGAGATGAACAACATCGAGTCAGAGTTACAAGCTATCTTCCCACCTATCGTTGAAGAACGCTGGTCAGAGAAGACAGGTAAGAGACTGAAGGACAAGGTAACAATCTTCAATCCCGGTTCACGTAAGCAGATAGCAGAACGACTGCAAGGTCTGGGTGTTAAGTTTGACAAGAAGACTGAGAAGGGAAACATCATTGTCGATGAGAAGGTGCTGGACAGTATAGATCTTCCTGAAGCCAAAGCTGTTGCACGTTACATGATGCTGCAAAAGCGAGTAGCTCAGATAGATTCATGGTTGAAAGCAGTGAAGGACGATGGTAGAGTACACGGTAGAGTCATCACTAACGGAGCTGTGACAGGACGTATGACACACCTCTCACCTAACATGGCACAAGTACCAGCAGTATCTGCACCGTTTGGTACAGAGTGCCGCTCATGTTGGACAGTGGATGAAGGTAACAAGTTGGTTGGTATAGATGCCAGCGGTTTAGAGTTACGTATGTTGGCGCACTACATGGACGACGAGAACTATACTAATGAAATCCTCAATGGCGATATTCATACGGCTAATCAACGAGCAGCTGGACTTGAGACGAGACCTCTTGCGAAGACATTCATTTATGCGTTTCTGTATGGAGCCGGAGATGCTAAGATCGGAGCTATCGTTGGAGGAAATAGCGTTACTGGAAGAAGACTTAAGGAAACATTTCTATCTAACACGCCGTCTCTTGAAAGAGTTAGAGGAGATATACACAGACAGGCTGTATCAGGCGTCCTTGTTGGCCTTGATGGACGAAAGCTCAGAGTCAGATCAGAACACGCAGCATTGAATACACTTTTACAAGGTGCTGGGGCTATTGTTATGAAGCAAGCTTTGGTACACTTGTCAGATAAACTACGTAACATACCACACAGATTTGTAGCAAACGTACACGATGAATGGCAGATAGAAACACCTGCCCACTACGCTGACACAGTCGGACGTATCGGTGTACGTTCAATCAGAATCGCCGGTGAGACACTCAGCCTACGGTGTCCCTTAGACGGCGAGTATAGAGTAGGTAACAATTGGGCAGAGACACATTAAGGAGAAACTTATGTCTGCAAACAAACTACCACCCATCACTGTACGCGGAACCGTCTACTGGTGTGAGCGTAACAAGCTCAACAAGTACAGTAACAAGTATCAGGTACAGCTTGGTAACCTCAGTGAGAAAGCTGTTGAGGCCTATCGAAGAGATGGGCATCGCACCAAGCAACAAAGGTGACGACCGTGGCTTCTTTATTACCGATGAAGAGCTAACAACCCTATGCGGTCTGACTGACGAGACGGTGTTGAGATTCCTGAAGATGTTCTTATCGCTAACGGATCTGAAGCTATCGCTGTTGTCGGTTACTATGACTGGTCTGTTGGTACTGGACGTTCACCATCTATGATCAAGATGAAGGTTACTAACCTGATCGAGTACGCTGACAACTCAGTCTCTGAAGCGGAAGCGTTGTGATCCTGATCGACGGTGACATTGTGGCTTATCGTTGTGCATTCAAGTGCGACGATGAGTCAGTCAAGACTGCCTGTTATACTACGGGCAGTTTCTTGTCTGATCTGGTAAGTGATCTATACACCATGATAGATGGCGAACCAGACTACCGTGTCTACCTAACAGGCAAAGGTAACTTTCGTAACGACGTAGCTGTGACTGCGCCTTACAAAGGTAACCGTAAGGACGTAGAAAAACCTGCACACCTTGAAGCTATACGTAAGTACCTGATCGAAGATTGGAATGCTGTTGTATCAGAAGATGAGGAAGCTGATGACTTGATTGCTATCGACGCTACCACCATCCCTGACAGCATCATCGTCAGTCTTGACAAGGACTTTAAACAAGTACCGTGCAGACACTACAACTTCAACAAGCGTGAACTGTCTTCTGTTACTGAAGAGGAAGGGCTGTTATTCTTTTATCGTCAGATTATCATGGGCGATAGAGCTGATAACATCATGGGTGTACACGGCATCGGTGAGAAAAAGTCCCAGAAAATCCTTGAAGGTTTGTCAGAGATAGAGATGTTCAACAAGTGCGTTGAGTTGTTGGAGACAGAAGAGCGTGTCATCGAGAACGCTAGGCTGCTCTGGCTACGTCGTGAACCTAATCAGATATGGGAAAGGCCAAGTGAAGAGAACGAAGCGTAACATACCTAAAGGGTACGATAGCTGGTTCGAGTATGACCTTCACCAGAAGTTCAGACGATGCGAGTACCATGTTGGCAAGTTAACATATACCCAAGTCAAGACGTATGAGCCTGACTTTGTATATTACAGTACACATTCTACTATATATATTGAAGCTAAAGGGAGGTTCCGTGACCGCGCAGAGGCGAGGAAATATGTTGACATTAGCAACAGCCTTGGGGAGAAGGAGGAGCTGGTCTTTGTCTTCCAAAACCCACGAACTGCAATGCCCGGAGCAAGACGTAGAAGTGACGGGACAAGATACACCATGCAAGAATGGGCAGACAAACAAGGTTTCGCTTGGTACACAGCAGAAACCTGTCCTGTCGGATGGAGTAAAAAGCAATGACAAGACACCTAGTAATACCTGACACGCAAGTCAAGCCCGGTAACAGTGTTGATCATTTGTACTGGGCTGGTAAGTATGCAGCCGCAACAAAGCCTGACGTTATCATTCATCTGGGGGATCACTGGGACATGGAAAGTCTCAGTAGCTATGACGTAGGTAAAAAGTCCTTTGAAGGACGGCGGTACACACGAGACATACAAGCAGGACAGAACGCTATGGAACACTTCCTAGCGCCTATCGAAGCAGAGAAGGAACGCTTGCGTAGTAACAAGAAGAAGACATGGACACCACGGATGGTATTCTTGTTAGGTAACCATGAACAACGGATTGAACGTGCTATTGAAGCTGATCCGAAACTAGAAGGACTTATGAGTTATGATCATTTCTTATTGGAAGAAGCCGGATGGGAGGTTGTCCCTTTTCTACAACCAATCATCATCGACGGCATCGCGTACTGCCACTACTTCACGAGCGGAGTCATGGGCAGACCAGTCACCTGCGCAAAACTCATGTTGCAAAAGAAGTTCATGTCGTGCATCATGGGACACGTGCAAGACAGAGACATAGCCTACGCACGTAAAGCAGACGGTAGTAACATCACTGGATTGTTTGCTGGTATCTACTACAACCATAGTGAAGACTACTTAAACCCACAAACGAACGGTAGTTGGTCTGGAATCTGGATGCTCAATGAAGTAGACGACGGCTCCTTTGATGAACTACCTGTTAGTATGCAGTATCTTAGGAGGAAGTACGGATGAGTGTAGACAACGCAAGTCCTGAAGAGTGGGATACAATCACGGCACTAAACAATCTTTCAATACGAAAGAAAGCAGACCCTGTAGATCAACCTGACCACTACAACAAAGGTGCTGTTGAGGCTATCGAAGCTATCAAGGCATCCATGCCTGACCATGAGTTTCGTGGTTATCTGAAGGGTAACGCACTGAAGTACCTCTGGCGCTACGACTACAAGGGTAAGCCTGTTGAAGACTTACGCAAGTGTCGCTGGTACATTGATAGATTAATCAAAGAAGTAAATGGATAGTCCCTGCGTTAAGCAGTGCAAGTTAGTTAACGACACCTGTACAGGATGTAACCGTACCAAGGAAGAGATAACTAACTGGACTAGATATACAGATGAACAAAGGAGTAAGATAATTGGACGCATATCAACAGTACATTCACAAGTCCCGCTACGCTCGTTACCTACCAGAGGAACAACGACGTGAGACTTGGGAAGAAACAATCGACAGGTACTTAAACTTCTGGATTGAGAAGGGTAAGTTAACACTAGAACAGGCTAACGGTATCTTTGCAGACATTCACGATATGGATGTTATGCCTAGCATGAGAGCGTTAATGACTGCTGGAGAGGCACTTGACCGTGACAACGTAGCTGGCTTTAACTGTAGCTACCTACCTATTGACCACCCTAAAGCGTTTGACGAGATGATGTACGTACTTATGTGCGGCACAGGTGTAGGTTTCTCTGTTGAACGACAGTACGTATCCAAACTACCAGAAGTAGCGGAGGAATTTCATGATACCGATTCAGTTATACACGTCGCCGACAGCAAAATTGGATGGGCTAAAGCTTACAGGGAACTTGTTAGCTTGCTCTATTCAGGCCAACTTCCAAAATGGGACGTGTCTGGAGTACGATCTGCAGGGGCAACCCTTAAGACCTTCGGGGGTAGAGCATCTGGTCCAGAGCCTCTTGTCGATCTGTTCAACTTCACAGTCAGCGTCTTTCGGGAGGCTGCTGGACGTAAACTTAGCTCCATCGAATGTCACGATTTGTGCTGTAAGATTGCACAGATCGTCGTTGTCGGGGGTGTGCGCAGGTCCGCTCTCATCAGTCTGTCTAACCTCACTGACGATAGACTCCGACGATGCAAGTCAGGCCAGTGGTGGCAAGATAATCCTCAACGGGGACTAGCCAATAACAGTGCGTGTTATACAGAGAAGCCAGACTTTGAGGCATTTTTAAATGAATGGAAAAGTTTATACGAGTCCCGATCAGGAGAGCGAGGTATGTTCTCTAGAGTCGCAAGTCAAAAGCAAGCTGCAAAGAACGAGCGACGAGATGCTACCTATGATTTTGGAACTAATCCATGTAGCGAGATTATCCTACGACCTTACCAGTTCTGCAATCTATCGGAAGTTGTTGTCAGGGCAACCGATACGCTCTCAGACTTGCAACGAAAAGTACGTGTTGCGTCTATCCTTGGAACTTTACAGGCTACCTTGACAGATTTTCGTTACCTTCGTAAGGTGTGGAAGAACAACACTGAAGAGGAAGCGTTACTGGGTGTTAGCTTAACAGGCATTATGGATCATCCAATGCTATCAGGGAGAAAAGATCGTGAGAAACTTAAGACGTGGCTTACTACCCTCAAGGAAGAAGCAATTAACACTAATAAGGAATGGGCTACTAAGCTTGGTATTAATACTAGCACTGCCATTACTGCTGTTAAACCTTCCGGTACTGTTAGTCAGTTGGTTGATTCTGCTAGTGGTATCCACCCTCGATACTCAGATCAATACATTAGACGAGTTAGAGCGGATGCAAGAGACCCCCTCTGCCAAGTCTTAGAAGCCGCAGGAATCCCCGTAGAGGACGATGTAATGTCACCCACTACCAAGGTATTCTCCTTCCCTATAAAGTCTCCTGACGGGGCTGTAGTAGCCTCTGAGATGGGTGCTATGGAACAGTTAGAGCTATGGGAGATTTACCAAGACTATTGGTGTGAACACAAACCGTCCATGACTTGTTACTACAGGGACGATGAGTTTCTTGAGGTAGGTCAGTGGTTGTACAACAAGTTCGATAAGATCAGTGGTGTGTCGTTCTTGCCTTACTCAGAGCATACCTATCAACAAGCACCTTATGAGCCTATTGACTTAGAGACTTATGAGAAGTTGAAGGAAGAGTTTCCAGAGACTATTGAGTGGAACATCTCTGAAAACTCTGACAACACTGAAGGGTCACAGACGTTAGCCTGTACTGGTAATAACTGCGAGATTTAGTTTATGGGGCTTCGGCCCCTTTTTCTTTTATTACCGTAGTTGTTGTACCTACAGGCGTACCCATCACAGCCATTGCAGTACCGATAGAGTTGTTTAAAGCAGGTATCTGCATGATGTGCTTCCAAGCTTTTTCTACATTCTTTGCTGGATCTTCTGATATAGGAGCTGTTATTAAATCAATACCTGCCGCAGTCCCTTGTTCTATTAAACCACCAGCAGGCGCAATAGAAGTAACAGCCCATTCATAAGGGTTAGCTTTGAATCTATTGTACTGATACTGCGATGTTGGTGCTTTATTTAAAGTCATAACAGATAAGGGCTGATCTACCAACGCTTTAAACAACAACTCCTCTCCTGTTATTTTGTCCTCTCCTCCCGAAAAAACAAAGTCACGAGCCTCATCAAGAACAGCATAGCCAACACCAGCACTAGCGATATACAAAGCAGCATTCTTAGCTGCCTGTCCTTGATTACCAGCTCTTAACTCATCAATTACTTTCTTACGTAGCAAAGATCTTTGTACAATTGCAAAACCCATCAACGTATACAGAGGGCGTATTACAGGATTTGTTGACCAAGCCAAGGGTCTTCCTGCCACTGAAGTAAGCTGTTGTTGTCCCAGTCCTGCATATGCAAGCTCAGACATAAGCTTTAACTCTTTTTCTGACATAGCTTCTAAGTTTCTACCGTGTCTGCGAAAAGCGTTGATGATAGTAAACCTTTCTGCTTCAGAAAAGTAACGTCCCCATTTGTCGTTGAATTGTCCTTTCTTGGCTAAATCATAACCGTTTTCAATAACACTATTCATAATGGCACGTTTACCTATTCCGTCCATACCACTAAATAGAGTGTACCTCATTCCCTTTTCAAGACCTTTAGATGCTAATCTAGTTGCCTCTCTTAATACAGAAGGATCGTCAGACATTCTTCCTACTTCATCAACTAACTTATTAGCAAACTCTCCTTGTGTCTGCCTGTTAATACCTGTTAACTCAGGATCTACAAAACTTTTTTGTTTACGATCAAAGGCACGTTTAGTTCCACGAATTGTAGCAGCAACGCCGTTGAGCATAGGAGATACAAAAACATCGTGAAGGTTAAGCACAGCAGATTTTAACGACATAAGTGTGCCGCCATAAGACAAAGTAGATATTAACTGAGCTACAGCAGGGGCGTGTTGTTGAGAACCAATAACCATGTCCTCGATAATTCTAGCACCTCTTTCAGCTACGTTATCAGGAAGATCTTCAGCAAGACGGCGAGCTACAGCTTGAAACGCCTCCTGTCCTGTAGGACTTTGAACACCTAAAGATCCCACATCAATACGTTTTGTTATCTCGTTTAAAAAGTCGTTTTGATTAAGAAGTTTAAAGTCAGTCAAAAAAGGATTTTGATATTGCTCAATCATTTCATCAGTAGCAACTTGTCTATTACGTAACGCTCGTCTAGACTGGTCTTGTTGAACCTCTAAATAATTTTTTCTACCGCGTTTTGCATACGCAGATTTTTCACCTAACTCTTCAATAGGCTGCATTTGTATGTGCAACCTGTTTGTTAAAACAGATGTTTCTTCACCTATGTTAAAACGATGCTCTTTAAAAAGTTGCCCTCTAAAATTAAGATAGTTATTTACTGCGCGTATTTCTTGATTTGAAACACCAGAGTCAGACAATCTTTTTAAAAACTGAGAACGATTGTTGCCTTTCAATCCACGAGAATAATCCAACATAGCTTTAGCGGCTTCTTTGTTGGTTCGCCACAGTTGAATGACAGGGACAACAGGGAGAAGGTATTCATCATAAGCTCTGTTCATTTTTACGCCAGACGATTGTGCAGCAATAGTAGCAGCTCCTGCAAGCTCAGGACTTACTTTGTAGTACAGAGCATCTTCGGCAGTGTCTATTGCCTGAGTTGTCAAGCCTACGTCTTTTTCCGACTGCTTTCCAAGAGTAAAAGCCACGCGCTTAGGCGCTGTTGTCATTCCTCGCAACTCAGAAAAATCTTCTGTCTTTTGTAGCTCTTTACGTAAGTTATACTCTACCTGCATTTGTTCTCTGGCTTTCTGAAACGCAGTAAACTGATCGTCAATAGCTAGTTTAATATCAGCTTTCTTGTCTACTTTTCCTATGCCGGGTATGTCATAGCCTTCTTTAGCGTTGCCAGTAGCACGTAAACCACCGTACTCCCAACCGCCTTCAACACGCTTTACTGATCCTCCACTACCATCTGGAGTAACGGATCTTGCCTCTATTTGTGGACGATACTCATCAGTCATCTTTTGAATATCATCAGCTACTTTACCGATTGTTTGAGATTCTTTAGCGGCTGATACTAAAGCAGACGCAGCAACGGCTTCAGGAGTTTTAGTCATTCCTAAACCAGCAATGTCTTTTAGGGCAGATGAAACCTTTGCAGGATCACGAGCAACTTGAACAGCACCAGCACCGCCTGCTGTAGCAATAGTAGCGGCTAATCTAGGACCAAACATAGCTGCTGTACGTTCTTCCATGAACGGACGATCTAAATCAAGGGCCGTTCCTGACATAGCTTCACGAAGAGTACGAACATCCTTACCTGTTATTGCTTCATAAGGAACACGTCCAATAGAAGTAAAAGCATCAATAGTATCTACAGCAAGACCTACACCAGCAGAAGACATTTCTTGAATACCTTCCGCTAAGTTTTCAAGCACAGTATCTTCAGCCGCCTCTAGTTGATAAGCTGCTTCTGCTCTTTCTTGTTCTGCTTGTGCAAACTCTTCTTCTAACGCTTCACGCTCTGGTTGTACACGTAACTCACGATAAGCATCAACGACTGTTTGAAACTCTTCAGTGCCTTTCTTGTCTTCGTTCTTAACAAGCCAAGCAGCGTACTTATTTAACCTATCAGACATTATTAAAGTCCTACTATTTGATCAGCCTTAGTGGTAAGTTCTGTACCTTGCTTTTCCTCTTCCTCTTCAGTTTCATCAGGTTGCGTTACAGCTTCTCCGCCTAATTCAACACGACGTTGATCAATTAAATCTTGAATTTGCTTATCTCTAGCAATCCTAGCTAACTCTGTTGCCCTTTGTTTTACAACAACAGGATCGTCTTCAAGCTCACCAAAAAATCCTGTAGTAACAACGTCTTCTTTTGCTTGGTCTAACTGCTCATCAATCTGAGCTTTAGTAGGTGGTTTAGTTAGCTGTGTTTCAAGACGACGAATGTCAGCACGTATAGCATTTTTTCTAGTAACCTCTCTAGACACTTCTGCTCTAACAGCTTTGTTTAGAGATTCTAATGAATCCATTGCTTGCTTTCTTTCACCGGGGTTCCAAGTTTCATTAGTTTCAAAGTTAGGTTGTTTAATATCATCAAGCTCTGATAAAAATTGTTCTTTTAGTGTTGGATCAATATTAGCTTTATCAATTCTATCTCTTAACGTAGTAACAGGAAGAGGTGCTTTTTTTATTGCTGCGTTTTCTGTTGCTTTAGTTTTAGCGTTTTTAAGTTGCAAAGTAAACAACTCATCTCTATCTCTGTCTTCTTTTATTTCGTCAATAACATTACCAAAACCAGATTTAACAGCGTTTTCTTCAAACTTTGCTAAAGATTCTTTAGGAACATTGTAGTATGCTTGACTAATAGCAGCTTCTTGATCTTCGCGTTGTTTATCTTTTAAACGTCCTTGTGCTAACTCTCTAGATAACTCAGTATCTTGTTCTGCTTGAGTACGTCCTATAATTGTAGAAGGATCAACACCAGCCTGCACAGCTACACGAGCCATTATTTGTTCTATTTTTTCTTTTTCTTTGGCGGTTCCTGCGGCTTGCCGTGCTACCTCAAGACCACGAAGACTTGTAAGAGAACCCTCCTTAACAGCGGCAGTTTTTGCTGCCTCTGCTTGCATCAACTCTTCTGGTGTTTTTGCTCTACCTGCCATAAACTCAGCACGTTCAACAGCACCCATACCACGAAGCTTTTGAATCTCTTCTTGTTGTTGCTGTTGTTGTCTACGCAATCCCGGAGCTTGACCAATACCACGCGCAGCAGTAAACAAACCCTCCTGATAAGAAGGTTGTAACAGACCTTGTAAAAATGCTTGTGAAAACTTAGCCATGATTAATCCTTCCCAAATCCAAACAACCCACCAAGACCACTACCAATACCTTCTATGATACTACCAATATCACCAAAGCCACCCGGATCAATAACAGTACCAGACTTAGTAACCTGCGGTGTAAACAAACCAGCAAGTACGTTAGAGCCTATACCGCCTAGCAGGTTAGCACGTGCTTGCTCTGCCAACAGTCTAGACTCCAGACCAGACATTGCAGTCTCGCCAAACAAACCTGTACCGTACAACTGAGCCTGTTGCTGTAGCTCTGCCATGCGCTGTGCTGGCTGTGTTGCTGCTAACAACTGTGCTTGAGGCATGTAGCTTGCACCAAGGAACTGCTGTCCTAACCCTGCTTGTTGCATTTGTTCTGCCTGAGCCTGCTGCATCGCACCTAGCATTGAACGTGTACGTGCTTCTTCTTGAGCGGTAGCCATTGCTAGTTGCTCTGGTGTAGCACCACCAAACGCTGCTGAAGACGTACCTAAACGCCCCTGTGCAGCTAGACGCTCTTCTAGTGCTAGACGTTGCCGCTCTTCTTCAGGACGCTGTGCTGCTCGCATACGTTCAAAGATAGCCTGCTCACGATCTACGGTAGGCATCTGAGCTTGTCCAAAGAACTGACCTGCACCGCCAAACAACTGTTGCTGCAGTGCCTGCTCAGATGGGGCTAAACCCATTGTTGTTTCAACAGCACCTGTTGGTGTAACTGCAGTATCAAACTGTCCACCTGTAGCAGTAGTAACCGTAAATGGTCTGAACTGTGACTCTGCTTGACCACGTTCAGCAAGCTCCATAGCTCCGGGAATACGTACACCGCCTACTGTTGTACCTAGTATAGATTGCTCACCAATATCGCTTAGTCTGTCATAAGCTTCTTTAGTCAACAACGTACCAGCAATGCCCGGCAATGCAGGAGAAAGGGCTGAGCCTATCTGTCCAACACCGCCTAAAAAGTCACCAACACCGCCAAACAGATTGCTAAAGAAGCCACCACTGCCAGCAGTAGCTGTAGCAAGATTTACAGGAATGTTTGCTTGTCCCGCCGCCGGAATGTTTAAACCCCCGCCAGTAGTAAGACCGCCGCCTGTTCCAGTATATCCGGGTAAATTTAAACCGCCGCCAATAGTAGCGCCACCACCTGTTCCAGTGTATCCGGGAAGATTTAAAGACATTAGTACGTACCTCCGTCAATAGTTCCTGTAGACAGCGTACCTGTAAATGTCAATGCAGGAATCGTCACTGTACCTGTAAAGGTCGGTGAAGCAAGATCTGCCTTGGTAGCGATAGCTGAAGATATGGCGTCAAACTCTGTTTCAAACTCAGCGCCTTTAATGATTTTACCGCTGTCTCCGGAAGGTAGACTGTCTTTAGCGGCAAAGTCAGTGGTCTTTGTATAGTTACTCATAGTACTTTACCCATTAGTGCTAATACGTTAATCTCTTGGAGAGACAAACCTGAACCGTCTATGTCTGCTTCCAACCCAATTGTTATAACTCCACCGCCTCCGGTAGTGTTTATGCCACGGCGTGACGTAAGATCACCACCTGTAAATTCTGCTGTACTGTTGTACTCACTTTCGTTAAAGTAACCTGTTACCTGATTACCAACAGTAAACTCTGCTGTTTGAAAGAACGTACCAAAGTCATAAGCCCACTTAAGAAACATAATGGCACTGTTAGCACCAACAATTGTCGGGCGCAGCTTCTTAAGTATCTTCAGACGTGAAGGATCACCAAAGGTCAGACCGGGGCTGTAGTACTTAAAACGGTACTTCTCACCGTTGTCTCTGTAGCCTCTGTACTCACCAATACCTTCACCGTTACCAATCAATAGTGTACCGTCGTTTTGTCTACCGTAAGCTGTAAAGCCTGTACCGGGCCAACGAGTAACACGATATGCACCGTTTTCTAGTGTTCCTCGAACGTCGAAGCAGAAGGTTGTATCTTGAGCAGTAAAAGTAATTAAGTAAAAACCTTCTTCTGGGCTATACACTGAACGATAAAACTCAGTTTCATTTTGTAACAAGCCAATAATGTCTTTAGAAACAGTACTTGATAAACTTGTAATAGGCATTGACTTTTCTTGTATTGTTCTGCCAAAGCTCTTTAGTCCAGTGTGTGAAAGAAACAACACATCTGTACCTGTATATTGTACAGTATCTCTATCAACACAGCCTACTCCTGATACAGTGTCAGATAGTGACATTGTTGCTGGTGCTTCAGCGCCTTGATATACAACAATACTATGTCTACCAAAGATAATTAACAGTCCGTTGTGTGCAGCTAACGCTACAATCTCGTCATACCCGTCAGGCCAAACCTTAGCTAAATTGATAGAACCGCTAGTACCGCCAGACCAATCATGGCCTATTAACAAGTCAGACCAATAGACAGTAGACTTGTCATTGTTTACATCTGCTGTCCAGAGCCTTCCATAAGCCGCTAGAATCTCATTACCGTACATAGCACTAGTAACACCAGCAGCACCAGAAACGCTGCTCAGGGTCACTACAGAGCCTCCTACAGCGTCATAGACTAACGGTTCGTTACTTCGTTGGAAGAAATAAATCTTATCGTTGAAGTTAACCATCTTCCAGTTATCTTGAGTAATCGTAACTGATACAGGTGTTTCATCAACAAGTGTTGTAGTACCGCTAAGTATCTTGTTGTTGCCTACAGAAAACACTTTAGTGTTGCCAGCGTTGTCTTCAAACTCTTTGATTGCTCTGATCTTTGCAGAGCCTAACTCAGTCTTGTCCGTTGTAATAACGCTGTAACCCTTACGTGACGCAATACGCCCACGCTTATCAATCACTGCATTGTCAGCAATGTCAGCAAACGAAGGATCTTGAGCCAGTGGAGAATCTTCTGTATTGATTCCTTTAAAAGCTGGTGCAACAAGATTAATACTTTGTAATTGTTGAGCCATAGCTACCTCACGGCGTATAGAAGATTACTTCTTCTGGGTGCTTTTGAGCGTCTAAAGCAATAGCATCAGACAAATACTGATTAGCAATATTAAAGTATTCAGGAGCAGACGTACCTCCAGTTTCACCACGTTCACGCGCTAAGAAAGCAACAGCTAAGTGTGTTACAGGCATAGCAGGCACTAACAAATCATCAGTGTCGGCAGACAAGTCAGCACCGCGCAACACACAGTTAAACCGAAGCGTATACACACCGTCAGGCTTTGGGTAAACATCAATCTGAGTATCGCCGTCGCTATCAATACCGTTGTACGTAAAGAATTTAGGAGAGCCTTTTACTGGATCTTGTACTAAGTATTGTTCATCAAAGTACTTAGCAGGACGATACTCCATAATTATATTAGAAGTGTCGTTAATAACATTTAGTTCTTTGATTCTGTTTTGACTACCTGTTAATACGTAATTAAAAATATCATCAGTAGTAGTGATCGTTAATGTAGTACGTAGCGCAGACCAATCCCAAGAATCTTCTACGATACGTTTTGCATCATTAACAAAATCACCTACCATTTTAGAATATGTGTTGCTTTGTACAGACGTTACCTCTTCTTCACGAAGACGACGCAGTACATTGTTAACTAAGTTAAGGTATGTCATACGAGCATTCCTGTTTGTCTAATATATTTATCAAGCTCACTTACTGCATCTTTTTGTTGAACAGAACTTAATGCTGTTGGTGTTAATATTTGGAACGGGCTAAGACCTTTTAAGAATGGGTCAAACGGTATAGGATCTGGTTTAGCTAGTTCTGCTGCTAACTGTTCTTGTTGCTGTCCAAGACTTAACAATCCCATACCTAGACCAGCACCTAAGCCTGCAACACCTTGACCAAGACCTTCAAGACCCTCGCCAAGACCTGCAAGACCTTCACCAACCTGACCAAACTGTTCACTAACGCTTTGTTCAAATGCTGCTTGCGCTTCAGCTTGGCTGATCTGACCTTCCTGTAATGCCTCAATGTCTACATCAACATCAGAGAATAGTTCGTTAACGTTTTCACCAAACTCTTCAAACTGCTGGCGAGTGTTAGCATCTAACGCCTCAATGTTACCCTGAGCGCCAATGATTGCTTGCTGTAAGTTGCGACGGTCTTCAGCCGCCTCTTCTGATTGGCTTGCTGCATCTGCTTGATACTGAGCAAAAGCTTCTGCTTGGCTGATCTGACCTGCCTGCAAACCTTCAATATCTACATTAACGTCAGAAAATAACTCATTAACATTTTGTCCAAAGTCTTCAAACTGTTGGCGAGTTTGTGCGTCTAAACGACTAATATCACCGCCTACTAAAATAAGAGCTTGTTGTAATTCGCGCCTTTCATCAGTTGCCTGCTCAAGGCTTTCAGCAGTTTCTTGTTGCGTTGTTTGAATTTGCGATTGAAGATCAGCACGGACTTGGTTGATGTTTGTGCCAAGATCAAACAAACCTGCCTCTAACCCAGCATCAGACTCTGCCATTTGCTGAAGAATATCTTCTTCAACGCCAGTAAGCTCAGAAAGTAATCGAGCCTCAGCATCACTAAGATCTGTAGCTTGCCCTAATGTTGCGGCTTCAAGCGCCTCTGTAAGACTACGCTCTACTTCACTTACCTCTCGTTGAACGCCAAGAATTGATGTGCCTAGTTCATCCCTGACAGAATCAAGATCGGTTCCTAGGTTTTGCAATCGAGAATTTAGTCCGCCCTGCACAGTAGATAGCTGTTGCAATAAACCTGCTTCTACTCCAGTTATTTCTGACAATAAGCGCGCTTCCGCTTCGGTAAGCTCTCTAGTTTGACCCTCAGATTGAGCCTCTAAAGCGTCACGAAGGCTAGACTCTACATCCCTTACTTCGCCTCTAACATCTGCAATAGATGCGCCTAATTCAGTGGTAGCTGTTTCTAAATCAGACCGAACACCACTAACAACTTGATTTACTTGCTCTTGAGTTACTGAGTCAGGGAACTGAATGTTTCCAATAGCAGTGCCAACAATCTCTCTGACTTGATCGGCAGTCATTCCTTCTGGAATATCTAAACCAATAATAGCGGCGTTAACAATTTCTCTAACTTCTTCTGTAGATGTGCCGGGAGGTATGTTACTAATAGCGTTGTTAACAACAGACTCAACAATGCCTCTTACAACTTCAGGGTCTGCATCTCTGCCATCAACACCATCGCGACCATCTACTCCATCTACTCCGTCACGGCCATCAATACCGTCTCTGCCGTCTGCTCCATCAATGCCATCTATGCCGTCACGACCGTCAACACCATCAATACCATCAACACCATCAACACCATCACGACCGGGATCGCCTTGTGGCCCTTCAACAGGCTCTG